CAATACTGTAACACCACCATCAACGCTAATTGGTTGATATGTTGGATTAGCCCCAGCACTATCAGATAAACCGTTAAAGTTCCAAGCATTTCCTGTTGACGGAGCAATATTACCGACTAATACCTGTGACGGCACACCGTTATCAATATCATTAAGATTGAAACCCGGATGCGCAAACAAGGAAAGATTGCCGCCTTGGGGACTAAACTGAGAGTCAAACTGCCAAGTAATGCGATATGGACCGGGCTGTGGATCTTCAACAAACGTTGAAACATTATTTAACCAAACATTTGTGGGGCTTCCAGTGATTGTTGTGGTTACAGTAACGGTTGTATTCGGTGCTGTGTATACCGGGGTTCCGGTTGTTGTATAGTTAACTGGAGAAGTTTGACTAAATATTACTTTTGTGCCACTTGGAAATAAAGATCTAACATCACCAGCAACTACAAACGTAGTAGTCACACTAGATACAAGAGTAAACTGCACTGTCCCCGGTAAAATATTTGCAGTAAACGGACCCGCACCTGTGCCGTAGTTAATACCGCATGTAAATACATCAAGTTCTTGATACGTTCCAGCAAAAATATAATTTACGCCGTTGTACGGCTGTGAAACCATACCACGATAAATACCTACGTTACTTGTAAACAGCGTACGATAGCCCCCCATTTTCTTAGGGTCACCTCGTTGAAAACGACACCATACACCATCTGTGTATTGGTCGTTTTGAAACTGTGTACCATCGCGCTTAATCCCAGCCGGGATTGCTAGGCTGTAAATTGAAGTATATTGGGATGTATCTTGTTGCTGATTATCAGCCGCCATTTAGAACGTCCCACCGCTGATAATTGTCGCATCAACTCTAGCGTTTATTGTCACCACTGGGGCAGATAAATTGGTCGCATTAATATCAATAATTTCGACACCATTTGCCGCTAATCCTAAAATACCAGTTCCTGGTAAATACATACCTGTTGAATTGTCATTAAGGAATGAATATGAAGGTGCTCCAGCAATTCCGTTAATAGCTTTAAATAAACTAGATGACGAGGAGTTTAAAATGTATAAAAACTCACCATCACTTAGTATGGTGTAAGTGTTACCAGTGGTTAAAGCCAATGGCGCTTGACTACTTCCTTGATTTTGAAATGTAACACCGTATCCAGACTGATTAGTATTGTTAACTAAAATGTACAGCTGAGTAATTGCTGGAAATGTTACAGCTAATGTCTGTGTACGAGTACCAGATTGTGCTATGTATGTTTGAATAATTGGTGCATTAGAAACCAGATTAAGTGTGTTTCCAACAATGGCATCAACGTCATAAGTAGCGGAAGTAAACACTACGTTATTGGGGGTTGCCCAACCAACTGTAATAAATGCACCAGCACTAATATCATAAAAAATAAATCCTGAATCACCAGGATTTGTAACAATAGTTGTTTTGCCGTTAATTAGTTGCGGGGAGCTTGGGGCAAATGTAAGTGCGCCGGACCCACTATTTCTAAACCCAATAAACCACCCACGCGACAATGTCGATACGCTAGGTAAATTAAAAGTAGCAACACCAGCTGTCCAGTTATACGTTACGGCACGACTGGCGTCATTTATTACCGGAACAGTAGAAACATCGGCAATATTTTGAGTTGTAGCTAGTTGGCCACTAACAGTAGTTAAACCAGCACCAGCTAATGAGGCCGCATCTGCAGAAGAAGTGCCAGTTCCAAATGTTACATTGTTCCAAGTACCTGCGGTTGTGGAATTATCGGTAAGATAAAAGTATTTAGATACGCCAGCGCCAATAGTTACGGAATTGCCGCCTAAAAAATCTTCAACTACAAATGAACTTGAGCCAAGATTGCGAAATAAAATATCAGCGCCTAGTGTTCCTTGATCACCTTCAGGAAGAGTAATAGACAGACCACTAGTAGAAGGAGTGCAATCAATAATGCGGGCAGCAACAACTTGGCTACCATTAACAGTTGAAGGCCAAAAGAGAGCTTGATTTGAACTAAATGGGAGAGCAAGATAGGATACATCCGTTGGGGTTACAACGGTGCCTGTAAAGGGTGAGGTGTATACTGGTGTGGTCATCTATTATGGTTCCTGAATCGTTGTATTGCGATCAATACGACGTGAATTATCTTCTTTTTTGAGTGCTGCAAGTGCGTCGGTGTAATAACTTTTCCAAACAGGCAATTTGTCTAGTGCTTTTAAATAGCCTTGTGCTTGCAATAAAGCGCCGTATAACATAGCTTGTGGTGCAATCGAAGTCCACAAATTTTGTTGGTTAGAAGTATCTAATGGCTGGATTTCAGCGTAGTAGATAATTTCTACAGGATAGCTTTGGTTTGGCACCGGTGCAAAGTTCCAATTGCTATAATCATAATCAGCGTAATAAAGTGGAGTGCCTGGTTGAGATTCTGCTTGGTATTGTGCTATATAATCTTGACTACGCAACAGCACAGGCTGTCCGTTAATCTTCATTGAAACAGTTTTGCGCCAACGAGCAGGTTTATTTAAAACTGCTACGTTTGATGTAAGATTAGTTTCTACCACAATTAATTGTAAGAATGTCTTTAACTCAGCAGCAATTGAAGATTCTGCCAAAGCAATTAAGTTAGGAATTTGCGCAATGAAATCTGGATCATTACGCTCCATATATTGCTGGATGTTTAACACCAGCGAATCGTACGTCATTATTACGCTCATCTTGTGTAGTAACTTATATTTGGTTGGAAGTAGATTGGTGACTTATCGCGCTCTTCTTCACTAGCTTGTAAGAATGCTTTGTCAGCTTGACCTTCTAAGTACTGAATACGTGGCATATCTACACCCGGAAGTTGTAACGACATAGCGTGAGATAAACTCTTCTGAATTGAGTTAATCCAACGGTCGGGCACATAGATTTGATTTGTCAATGTACCAACGTCTTGCATTTGAACTTCAACAATTAGTTGGAACATTTGGTATGGATTGTTTGGAACCGGCCAAAGATACATTGAAGGCTCAATGGTACGATCAAACCAATACTGTAGGGAACGAACAGATGGAAACTGTTTATTTGGAAGGTTCCAGTAGTCATCCCGGTTTAAGCGGGCCAATGGAATAACTTGTTGGCTAGTGGAGAACACCACTTGGCGTACAGAATAGCTAGACGCTACAGTCTCACGCAGGCGCCAGTAAAGATGTGGCTCGGTGGTTGAGATGTTGTAGTACTGCCATTCATAGTCAGACATTGTGATTGCTGGGAACTGTTCTTTTAAGAACCAGTTAACTCCGTCATCACTGTATTCAAACGCTAAATTATAGGTTTGAGTTGTATTTGGAGCATAAGCATTCCAACCAACATAGTACACACTTTGTGATTGCTGATAAGTAGAACCAAAATAGTTTGCGTATCCCAGTGTAGAAGCTGGTGTAGATAATGTTGGGCTTAAATCAAACGCTGCTGGGGATTCTGGATTGTCCGCGGGTAAGTATTCAGAAGCCTGAATGTTCTGTACATACACCCAGTTAGCTTCACGAACATCAATAACTGTTTTTGGAAGAACTAGCTGTTGTTGTTGAGTTAGAACACCGTATAGTTGGTTTTCTAAGAGCCAAAGGTTGACACCGCGGTTAGATAAGTTTTGTAAGTTATAGAAAAGAGCCTGTTTGGCGGCTTCTACGTATTCAGGTGTTACCTCTTCTGCAGTTTTGCCCGCATCACGGTACGCATAGGAAATTAGCTGGTCAACATTAATTGTAGTGTTACCAGTGGTGTTTGAATACGCCATTTAGCGACCTCGGCCAGCGGCCCTTTTAGTTACTTTGTTTGGTAGTTTATTTGATGTAAAGCCAGACTTGACAAATTCCTTAGCAACCTTTTTGGGGATGCCAAGGGTTGATTTGCCAGCAGCTGCAGCGTACATAGCGCCTTGTTGAGCTTTTGACTTTATGGGCATGTACCACCTGTGTTCATCTTTTTAACTTTACCGCCACGCTTTTGCATTGGGATTGCGCCAGCTGGACTTACACCACCCGGAGCTTGTGGCATTGGGTTTGGTGCTGGTGGTTGTGCTGCTGTTGCAGTGGCTTGTTGTTGAGCCAATTGAGCTTGTTGTGTTGCGCTTAAATACTGAGCAATACGCTTCTTGCGCTCTTGGTCTTGTGCCATACCAGCCAAACCACCACCTAAAGCACCACCAATTAGTGCGCCGCTTGAACCACCAGTTTGCATCTTTTTAACATTTCCACCACACTTGAATTTGCTCACGGTGCCTTCAGCTTTAGCTTTACGGCCTTTTACAGCGGCGCTAGGTGCATCTGGAGTTTTTCCAGATTCTTTGCTTTTAATATATGGGTCTTTATGGCCGGCTGGCTTGCTTTTTTCTTTAGCTACATCACTACCAGCAAACGCAGGTTTTGCAGCAGCTTTAGACGGAGCATCAGCTTTTTTATCGCCAGTTACTGGAGTCTTAACTAATCCACCAGTTTTCATCTTTACAATCTTTTTGAATCCGTCCATAATTTCCTCGAGGTTATTGGTTAAATGG